TAACTTTTACAACTATGTTCCTAATGGAATATTAAAAATATAAAATGCAGCCGTGAAAGTACCTACCTCAAAAGGATTAACAACCTGTCTGGTATAGGTCACATTATACTTGTCAACTGCAAAACTAGTAATCGCGGAAATATCTCCTGTACCACTGATAGAATACTCTATATAGGGCATACTATATTGCTGTTGCTGGCCAATAACAAGAGCAGTGTTATTTAATTGCCAGGCTAGAGTCAGTGGTGCAAAGCCTAATCCATGAGCATAGGTAGTTGAATACCTTCCTATAGTGCCCGGAACAGTCACATTCAACTGCACATAGTTAGCAACATTCAAAACTGTAGCAGTACCTAATGAATCATTTTGGGAATTAAGTTCATCAGTTATATCACTCACAGCTTGCGTCTGCCCGTCTACGGTAGTAAGGTCATATTGAGTTACGTCAATTAACGTCATTACACGCCTGTCGGAATCTTAGCCGGTTGTTGCAAGATATAGTAAGAAATAATAAACGTTATAGCGGCACCTGATGCACTTCTAACAATTCCAAAGTTGATGTTAGTTATATCAGTCGTAGCAGTACAAGATAGATTAACTAGCCCGGTACCATCTGAGGTCGCATACGGCAATGGATACCATAATGTCGGTAAATCACTTCTATTGATAAAAGCCACGAAGATTGGAGCTGAGCCGAATCCGTGCGGTATATTAGCGGTCACAGCCAACGCTGCAGCATTCAGGACCAGGGTAGTCGTACCTTTATTAATAATATTCAAACTATTAGTAATAGCATCTAACTGGTCACTACTACGATTCATTTCATCAATAATCTGAGATATATTCTCAGAGTTTAATGTCATGTCTGACATAGTGCCAGTCGGATCGACAATTTCTTGTATTAGTCCCATTTGATCCTCCTAAGTAGTGACAATATTTGTTCTCTCTTTTTTAAGCTTATACTGGAATGACTGCTTAATAGCACGCCATGGTTGGTTAGCTAAATTATTACCTATAATGACTTGGACATGTCTACCGGTACCGCCTATATTAGCTTGGCCAAAGATAGAGCCGGCATTAGAGTCCCAAATCAGTCCGGGCGTATCCCAGTAGATACCGCTGTCCCAGAACAATGATTGAGTACCCATCTTAAACTGTTTCTGAAAAGCACATGGAGCGTAATCAATCGCTGATCCAAATAACACTGGATAGTTTTCTGAATCAATAAACAGGTTATAGAAACGATACTTCTTACTATAACCGGTTGCTTCAAAGTCAAATATCTTCGTCTTCCAGTAACTCGTAAAGTAACCAATACTATACTGAATACCAGCCGTCACAGCGGTTGAAAGAGTTGTCGTGAATGTTAACGTCGTAGCAGTGTTACTAGCCACAACAGCAGTCACGTAAGCACCTAAGTTGTTGCCAATCATCACCCGACAGTCAGTCATGGCATTAACCGTCCAACTTTTAGTCGTGTCTACCAGTGTGCCAGTCGTTCCGCCGGTCGCGTTGCCATTGTCTCCGGCAATATCAGCGTTACCCTGAAACAACTGATAAATATTACCCATCGACGGATCACCCATAAAGACATTTTCAGTCAGACCTGAGAACTTGTAATTGACCGCGCAGGAACCCGGTATATGGTCCCAACGAGAATATTGCTTAGCAATGTTATCCCAGACGATAGCACTGTCTGGGACGGTCGAGGTGGCACTAGGGTAGCCTAATATGTATTTCTTCTGAGCCGCATTATAAACACCCCAGCAAGTACTGATGTAACCCGGGTTCATACCATTTTTAAATGTTGCCTGAAGCAGTGGACTGATAAGCGAGACTGAGTAGTTTTGCAAGGCATAGATACCGGAGTAGTGCATGAAAAAGATAACCGTGTCAACCTTGCTAATAGTTCTAAAGGCCGAGCAACCGACTGAAGAGTTGGCTTGACGAAGCTGAAGGTTACCGATAGTCGTCGTATTGCCAGCTCCCAAAGGCTCACCCGTAAGTACCCAGACTGATTCGTCTTTGAATATGACAAGGTTGTTAAGCAATTCTGATAGCCCGGTAATATTCTGACCGTCATTAGTATTGATCTGAATAAAGTTATTTACTGGAAAAGCATTTGAGTTATTAGGATCTGAAAAATAAAGCGTAGAACTGTTTTTATTAACACAATAGATACGGTTAGTGTGAATCTTGACGTATTGAGGATAGATGGCCGCGTTAGCTATATTATAGGTGCTACCATTATAAACCATAAGAGGATCTACGCCATCACCGGCATAAACTGAGTCCATAAACTCGTCCATTGACCATATTTGATTAGCAGTAAAATTAGCCGGAGCGCCTGTAGCTGGAGTCAACTGGGTTGATCCACCGGCATTGTTATAGATATATAAGTTCGTGTTAGAAGCATAAACCAGTTGACGGACACCAGTTGACTGATAAAGCGGATACATACCACCTATAAACGATGGCGTCTTAGTTGTAAGAAGCTTTGAATAGCCGGGACGTGACATACATGATCTAGTTTGGTCAAAGACAACGTTTAAATTATCGACTGCATTCTGGTCTAAAACTGACGAAGGGTCGGTTGTCGTATCAAGGTCTCCGAAATACTCAATCTCATAGTCAAGTTTAGGTCGTCCGGCGCCACTCTGGACCCTAGAGAGGGTGACAGGCTTAACGTTAGCCATTGGTTATAGTCCCAGCCATGGGAACGACGATGCTGCTGTCTGACTTCTCCTGACATATTTAGGGTTTTGCTGTTGACGATCACGTGCAGCACGTTTGATTTGTTCTAATTGTTGGCCAATCTTACTCTCGAGTGTAGTAGCTTGATCCTCATCTTTAATAAACATATCAACCGCTGCCATTTGCGGTAGAAAGTCAACGAATGGTCGTGGCAGAATAGAGGTATCTGTCCCGGCAACTAGATCAGGCACAATCGGAGCATACCAGTATTGGAATTGGACTGTAGGGTCGGTTGGAGGCGGTGTAAAGCCTACATAATCACTGCCGATGATATAAGCTCTCGTACCGTCACCTGAGCCTAGTGAGTTAACAATAGGTGGTATACCGGAATAGTTATTGACCTTTTCATTGAAATTAATAAACGGAACCATCTGTTGATTGATTGCTACTTCCATTCGAATCATTTTAAAGAAGTCAGAAGCCAACTGATATCGTTCTGCAATTGGTGTACCGGCCGGTGTAATAGTTGTTGGTACCGGATTAACAAAGTAAAGTTCGTCTACCTGCGTAATCTCAGTCGCTAAGAACTGTTGAGCAGCATTTATGGCATAAATAATTTCTGTATTCGTATAGTTAGCTTGAGACGCCTCATCGACGAATGTCCGGACGCGAGCAACCATATCATTTAAAGTAGGTACATATACAATACTAGTCATTAGCCCAACTCCTCTCGAATCGATTTCTTAAGCGCTTTTAGGTGAGGCTTAAAGCGATCTTTTATCTTCTGTTCCTTAGCCGCACGTTTTTTATCATCTTGTTTATTCAGTTCAGCTTCAAGTCTGTCAGCTCCGCCCTTTTTGAACCACTCCTGAGCCTTTCTAACGGTAACAATGACATCTTGGACGTCTTGCTTGTTTGGTGGCCTGTAGGCGCTCTCAGCGTTCTTACACCAGAACATGAGATATTTATCAACTGGCGTGCCTTTGGTTTGATCTAAACGGATAATACCAGAGTCTTGCTTACGCACCTGACAGACACCCCACATCTTAAGTTCAGCGTCCCAGAAAAGCTCAACGTCTTTAACACCAAGGCGTTTTATCTCAGTCTGAACAGCCTTTGCTTCTCTAAGACCTGGTACCGTTCCGTCTTTTGTTAGTAGCATAAAAGAATAATCTCCTTATGATTATTGTAGCACAAGAATAAAAGAAAAACCCCTATCATAAAGACAGGGGTAATTTCTTCTATTATGGGCTCTACTAGAACGTTTGAACGATCTTGAAGCCTTTATTAGGAGCTTCTGAGTAGAACTGAGCATCATAGAACAGCGCAAACCTGTAGGCATCGAATCCAACAGATAGCAATGGATGGAGAATTGAATCACCATTCATTACCCATTCGATCTCTGACTGTTGGAACAATCGGAGCGTCTGAGTTGGGAAGCCGTACATTATTGCAGGCGGTGCTAGGCGACTTGGAGCTACTGGAGCACCCGAGAAGCTTAAACCTTCACCAAGTTGAGTACGAAGGTCTTGGGAGACTTCAATACCACCAGCAAAGCGAGGCGTTTGGACACCTTCAAGTGGGTAACGCTTCAGGGAGGTCAACAGGTTAGTGTAGACACGTCGAGTAGCGTAGTCAGTCGTGATGAAATCAATGATTCCACCGCCGATTTGACGAGCTGCGTCGAACCCTTGCTGCATTAGGTTCTCAGTCAATAAATGAGCTGCTGAGAAACGATTACCTTGCAAAACAGGATACGTGACACGGCTGGCACCAAAATACGTAACACCAGAGTAATCTGTGTTGTTATCGTAGAAGAAGTCAATGCCGTACATTTCCTTAGTTGTGAACTGAGCTGTGTTGTTCTGGGAACGCGATACACCAGCAGCTGACGTAATCGTTTGAACAGTAGCAACAGTCAACGTGTTAGTTGAGTTGTTGATAGCTGTAATCTGCGTACCGGTAATGCCGGTAGGAAGACCCGAGTCGTTAGTCGTCTGGTTAGTTGCACCGTTCCAGAATTCAACATACATACCGACAGCTAGATACTGTGTGTTATTTACAACAACCGAAGTTGAAGCATTAACTGCACCGTTGACCGTAGTTCGTTGGCCCATAAGACCGTAGAGCTGGTAGCCAATTTCAGTACCAATATCGGTAAGGCTAAACTGGATTTCCTCAGATAGGGCGTTTTCAAAAGCTGCGTCGCTTCCGTAGGTTGTACGGATAACACGGCCAGTGATCTGTCCGATGAGGTAGTTGGAAGACATATTAATCTTCGCGTTCTGTAACTGTTGAGCACCAGGTTGTGGCAAAATATCAGTATCATTTCTGGCACCAATGCCTTGATTACGACCGACACGGAATGGTCGGACAACGTGTTGACCTTGGCCTTCGAGAACAACTTTTTCTTTGTCAACGATAGACCATAGACCAACTTCATTGTTCAACTCGTCTGTGATAGCGCCCGGGTAGACCTCTTTCAAAATAGCAGAGGTGGTTGATTCAGATGCTTGAGTCATGACTGTAAAGTCCTTTCTATTAAAATAGCAAGCCCTGGTAGGGACCTGCTATCTTTTGGTTTAAATACTAAGTTACTTAGCTAGTCGTGCACGCGCTGCTGCGATGCGATTCTTCAATCCGGTAACTTCTTTATCTGGTGGGATTTCTGCTCCCTTCGATCCAGGTTTCTCGGCTGATGAAGCGTTGCCATTTTCTTTGGCTGCAACAATAGCTGCGTTCGTCTTGCTCTCGACAATTTTGTCGAAATTCATGGCCTTATATGCGGCGTCTAATGACAACTTATTCGTGATGTTAAGTCCATTATCGGCAGCATACTTACGTATATCTTCTGCTTTGAATGGAACACCCGATTTAGCATATAGGGTTGTGAGCTCACGCGTATCTTCGTTATATTGACGTCTAGCTTCAGTGGCTTGCACCGCTTGATCTACGTCGCCTTTTTTAACATATCCGCCTTTTTCCAAAATCTTTGTGACAAGAGTTTGAACTTCAGGGTCGATATCGTCATCATCTTTCGATGCTGACTTTGTTGCTTGAAGATCTGCCAATTCTTGTTTAAGAGTATCGACTTCAGCTTCAGCTGCTCTACGTGCCTCGGTTGCTTCTCGCACTCGATGCGATGGAACCATCGCTTCGTCACCTTTTCCAGAGTTGTTATCGGCTTCACTGCCGTTGGGGTCTTGCTGATTAGCGTTTGGATCAATTACTGCTGATCCGTCAGTGCTGGATGTATCGGCTCCGGCTTCCGCGGTATTTACGACTTCAGTCATAACATCTCCTACAGTTTTTATAGAGGGGTTCTGTCCTCTAGTACTTTAATTTAATACTCTTTTGAATAAAATGTAAATACTATTTTACATCTAGTGGTGCAACATCGCCGTCTACGCTTGGTAGATTAGTAGGTGAGACACCAGCTTCTTTACGAGGATAAACACCTTTAGTAGCATCGGCTGGAGTAGCAGTCTTGCGAACTGGACGCTCGCCCTGTCCGGGTGCGCCTACAACGTTTGTCGTACTTGTACCGGCGACTGCGCTTTTACGTGCTTGTGAATTTGCATTAACCATAATATAAATTCCTTTCTATGTTATGTATTAATAGTTGGTGTACGTGGTGCCACTGGAGCTGGCTCTAGGGCAGTGTTAGATATTTTATTAAGTTTGAACCCACACTGTTTACAAAAGCCGTTAGCATCAAGAGCAACGTCACCGCGCCCATGATTACGACAATTAATACAGGTAGTGTTTGGAAAAGTTTCAACTGCCTTAGCCTTTTCAAGGGTATCTGGGTCGATATACTCGACTGTGCCGTCAGCTTTGACAATCGTATTGCCTCTAATGACGTCTTCGCCCTCTGGCTCCTGTTCCTGTGTAGGAACCTCAGTAGATTCTTTAACCTTTGCAGGCTTTACTTTAGGAACCGTTACAGCCATTCGTGCAGCCATTTCAGCTCCACGATTACTCTGATCTGCCGCCGGTGAAACCTCACCTTTAGTAGTGTCAGCTAGGGGAACTGCTGCTTCAATCTTGGTATCCCCATCGTTTTCTACTACGTTTGCTTCTTTTGAATCTGCCATCGTTATTCCTCCTTTGGCGACTTCTTAAGTTTAGTTGCTATTTTCTTGCCTGTTTTGATATTAGCAGTTTTGGGTGGTGTTGTCGATACTGCTGGCGCGACAGGTTTAGACTGCGGTTGCATAGGTGCTTTTTTCTCGCTCCCTGGCTTTATACCAGGAGCCTGATTAGGATTAGTCCCCGGTTTAGGTTGTACCGGTTGGACTTTGGATGGTTGAAGATTCGGCTGATTCGGCATACTAATCTGGTCGTTTGGAACAAGTCCTGGCGTACTGGTAATAGCCTGCATTGCACTGACATGATCTTTCATGTGTTGCGTAAACAGTTCTTGAACCACTTTAGGATACATCTTATATTGTGGTAGGTCCATAATCTGAGCATGAGTCTCGATATGTACTTGATGATTATCAGCATACGACACATTAACGGCACGCATTTGAATCATCTCAATATCTTCATTCTGAGCTTGTTGTTCGGCTTGAGCTGGATCTTCTACGTATAGACCACCACGAAGTTGAATCTGACCGGCGTCCGACTGAATACCGAACTTCGACAAGTATTGAGTACGCTCAATTGGTGACATCTCACCCATCGTTGTTGGACGGACCATAAGTGTTTCACTTCTCTTAATCGGCTCGACTTGCATTGCCTGTGATATCTGAGCCAGTTGGATAGACAACGTAATATGGGCCGAACGGTGATCCATGATTTTTTGTTGTATTTGTGGATCTAATGCTTTAAAGCCGTCACCGCGAACAAACTTATCAAGTGTCGCGATATGAACGCCATGATCTTCTGATATAAGTGGGTTCAAACCTTCTTTTGGATCGTCCGGATTAGCACCTTTCATAATAGATTTAATCTCATTCAACTGACGAGAGATATCCGGTTCGGTATCACCCATAGTAGCATCAATATCCGGCATCTGGACGAGTCGTAACAGAACTTGAGGATCAGTAATAACTTTTTCTTTCCAAAGATTCATGTACATTTGTTGCTTTTCAGCAATCGAATATGGCATAGCAGTACCGGTATTAACTACGATGTCATCTTCTGTCGATATATCATCAGGTGATATTTCAACCCATATATCTTCACCAAAGACGTCTGTTGAATTCGTAGGCACCTTACGTGACGTCTGATAGTTAAGTTTAGCCGTAGCAAACATCTTTTTAAATGAACGAACAGAAAAGTCATTAAAGTTATCACGAGCCGTTAGTAGGTTATTTTGGTCACCATTACTGAGTTCGTTAACTAAGTCACCGGAGGCTTGAGCAAATGGTGAAGCACCGGAACTAGCACCATGAATACCACCAATGTCTTCCATGAATCCAACCAACATATTAGCTTCTTGCATAATGTAGCTAGGCAAATTAACGGCATTAGTCTGTTCAGGGGCTCCTCCCGGAACGATATCATATTCAATGAACTGTCCGGTCTCATCAGTAATAACATCAACGTTAGAGCCACGAGGGACGCGCCAGTTGAGTTTACCCATCGTACGTGAGGTCTCATGTATTTGTGAAACAATCTCGTTTAAGCCACGGTTAGGCTCGCGAATGTTATGGACCATACCTTTAGAATCATAAATCAGTGCTGCAATGTCAGTTTGGAAATACTCAAACGGCATAGAGTTTAATTTCCAGTCTTCATCGCGCAATATTAGACCCTGTTCAGTCCTAGTAGTAATACGCATCTTCCACTTATTAGAGAACTTGTCAAAGTACTGCCAATAGACTTCTTGGATGACAGAGGTGTCCATCCCATGTTGCTGGCCCATCCCAAACTCAGCACCAGAGCTAATCTGTTGACGTAATTCATATTGTTTCATGTTGTCAGCCGCTAGTTTATGGTCACTCGTCAGTCTATCGGTATTCTTATAAAGCGAATTGTGTTGAATCTCACCTAAAGTTCGCACTGGAGCGTGGATCAGGTACCTCATAGACGCCATAGAACTGGCTAGTGGGTCAATATACATCTCAAACGGATCAGTCCGCTCAAACATCACCTGACCATAGACATTAGTCCGTTCGCTGCCGTCAGGCATATTAAATGGGGCTGTCGGCGCTAAAGCGTCTTGATCCCATAGAATCTTAGCCCAACCAACGCCGTATTTGGCGCCGTCTAATGAAATAAGTTTATATTTACTATTCATCTGTAGGTGGTCATACCAAAAATCAGCCTGATGTTTCTCTTTTTTAACTCGTAAATAAGCATCGTCTGACTGAATTCCCGGACGAACACCAATCTCAGGGTGATCAGCGTTTAAGAAGTTTACAAAACCACGAACTTGTTGATATGTCTTGTTTATAACAATACGGTCTAATGCTTTTTCAGTATTAACGGCCTGAACACGCCTAGCAGCAATGTTATATTTCAAATATTGATTGTTATCATAAAATTGGTCATTAATGAACCACTCATACGCTCTGCGCCTACGTGATTCGATTAAATATTGCCATATTTTACTGGTATGAGCTTTGACTTCATCATCTGCTTTGTCTTCAGGAGCAACTTTAGGCTTATTCCTGAACATATCTTTCAAATTATCACCAAGCGCCATCTTACTTTACCTCCGTTGTTGGAAATTGTGAATCAATGTAAGCCATAACTTCGTCCGGGTTAGCTTGGTCAAGGTCAACCAATGAAGAATCAGTCTTCCGTAGTCCATTAGCTTTTTTAGTCGTAATAGTCTCACGATCACCGCGTATTTCATGAATAGACGTCTCGGCATTGTCACGTTTAGGGTGAAGAAAACTGTGATTACCAGAGATAGTTTTCTTGTATTTGCTATAATCAGTGAATTCTCGACGCTGATAACTCTCAACAAACTGCTTAAATAAATATACTAAATAACCAAATAAAACAAGAGCAATAACTTCTAATAGTTGCGTTATATCAATCATGATATTACTGGTGTCCGACCGTTATTAGACTTAAATTCCATTAACGTCTGCGTACTAACACGGCCATAGGAATCAAGGTCGGAAATAATAGCATCTATATCATTGCCCGGAAATGATACTTTGTCATAACTAGGGTCATTATGTAATGTCGTCAGCCACGTTTTAACTTCCTGAATAATATGCTGGCCATCGTTAGTTGGAATCAGAGTTAGAAATTCCATCAAATGCTCACGATCAACATATCCGGCAGTTTTTACCTTAGCATTGAGTTTTTCAAGGTCTTCTTTTACGATTTGAGATTCAAACATAAGTAATTCTCCTTTTATGTAATAATAGCATTTTACTAATGTAAACTCCAACGGTGTTTTATTCGACTTTTTGGATGACGGATAACAGTATGGTGTTGACGCTGATTCACAAGGTCGTCAACCGTCATCTTCATAGCCTGAGCCCGACGAGCTAATTCCAGTGGATTCTCGAATACCCACGCCTCTATAGACGCTTCATGCCGAGCCGACTGCGGCCGTGACATAATCAAATACCGTAGTGGATCTACAAGGTCGTCAAAACGTTTTACCGGCCGTTCTTTCATATCATCTGAGTACAGACTAGCACTGTTCGTGCCAATCGCTTGCTTCCATTTATACTGTTGCATCTCGTCAACCAGTTCAGGACAACTCGAAAAGATATACAAGTGGGGTGCGCCCTTAATGAGCATTTCATCTTCGTCTTTTAAGAATGGATGCAAGTGTGAAGGGTCAATTTTAAGATATTCTTTAACACGGTTAATACCGGCAATAACGTCATTCTGGCCCGGGATAGTCGAAATACCGGCATCAAGATATTCATCAGCTACCGAAAAGGCATAACCATCTTTTTCTCGCGTCTTCTGATGAGTTGCAGGATCTATGACTGTATAATTATAGCGTTCCGCCATTAATCCACCCGGTGTTTGGACCATACTCATTTTGTTAATAGTCTCAGTATGCTTGCTCACGACCTCGTCAGCCTTCTTGTATTCCTTATAGATGAATATATTCCCACTGTAATCAATTGCAGCCCATAGACAGCCCGTAGCGTGGTGCTGGCCATGATCAATCGCTCGTATATGTTCCCACTCCATCGGCACGACAAAAGGCGGAATAACATGTATCCGAGGAAAGAAATCGTCAAAAATTTGACCTGAGAAATTATCCCAGTCACCATAAACGAAGCGTTTGACATATTCTTTATCTTGAGACAGTAAACTTTGAACATAATCTTCCGGTAAGTTCTCACGGTTTTCAAGTGTTGAAGCGGTCACAAGATAGTATTCCTGACCATTCATGAGTTTATCACCGGCTTTATCTTTCTTTTTCAAGAACCTGCGCCATATCCAATTATGACCTTCCATGTTAAAGGTAATAAAGCCTTCGCGACGTGCTACCGGACGACGAATACGACCAACCAAGAAGTCAAAAGCTTCTTCAGATACCTCCTCAGCCTGATCTATCCAGAAACCGGATAGGTTCATGTTCGTTAGTGATTGCATATCGTCAAGATGACGGAATATAATTTCTGAGCGCAGATTGCCATTCTCATCAGTAAACTTGAATGAATTAGTCTTAGGCGCAAACTTGCCTAAATGACCGAACCAAGTTAAAAAATCACGTTGAGTCGAGTCAGTTAAATCAGTCGCATGGCGCCGACCAATAAGGAAGAAGGCGTCTTTCTGCTGACAATGGTTGTAGGCCTTGATAGAACCGGCCAAGGTTTTTCCGTTCCCAAAACCTAGCCTCCCCCGTAACCGGAAAAACGATGAGTGTCGTAGATAAACGCGTCTTGCTTTTCAAACAACTCAATTTCCATTACGGGGGAGAACTCCTATTCTGATTATGTTTTTAGTTACGAAGAGGTCTTGCTTCGGAAACAATTCAATCTCCATGCAAGACCTCCTTTCGTTATTAAGTTACTAAGAGTTTGCGAACGAAGTAACTACAGTGCCTGAGCCGAAGTTCGTACCAGAGACTTGCCATAGCGTTGAGCTAACACAGTCAAAGGTAATTAACGTTCCGACTAATCCACCTGAAGTCGAACCATTCATGTTGAATGATATATTACTTGAACCAATGACTGATTGGAACATTTCACAATCTGTCAAAGTTGAATAACCAATAACATAAGCACCTTGCAAAAGCACAGTGCCTGTATTAGTTATAATCTTATAGCTGTTTGAAGTTACCGCAGTAGTAACCAAGAATGAAAAACTTGTACCTACAACTGGGGCAGGTAGAGTAACTGTCATACCAGTTGCTATGCCTAGTTGAATAATCGATCCAGACTGAGCCTGCGTTAAGGTTGTACTAGCTACTAGTGGACCAACAACGTTCTTTTGGAATGTCATCGTTGGAATGTTAGCGTTCTGATCAAGCGGTGCTAAACCGTTAGCGCCTCCTCTTAAAAATATTGAGTCATTTGTTGTTCCTGCCATGATGATTTTCTCCTTTCAAAGAGACTTATTTTCACTTTTATAATATCACATATACTACAAAGGCGTTACCACACTACCGGGTGCAAGTAAACGATACTGTATAAAGAACTGTATCGCACCTGTGGTTGGAGTATCGGTCGTAGTATAGACATATTCTATATTGGTCGTGGCACCAGTCTTCTGAGTAGCCTGGAAGGGCGAGAAGAACATAGTTTCAAGGGTAGTTGGTTCGGTTATCACACCAGTAGCATTATCAATTAAAGTAACAGCTGCTGTTGCTAAGCCTTTCTTAACAATCAACGAACCGGCTTTTTTTGCCGATAAAGTCGTGCCTGTGGCTAGTGTGATTGCCTGTTGAGCAGTTTGATCGTTAAGTCGTAAATAAGCGGCTGTATGGTTAGTGCCTATTTGAGTAGTTACCACACCCCAAATTCGATAAACTTCAATTGAACCTACCAAGTTAAATATTGGTACAGCTACAGTTGTGTTACTACCAGTAAAAGTCTTGCTATCAGTGGCTTGTATTGGATAGAAAGCATATTGTAAATCGTTCAATGATAGTGAGTTGGGGGTTGGGGGCATAAGCTACTCCTTAATTTTCATTAGTATGTACACTAGCATTATTGTTAGCGTGAACGGTTGAGTTTTTTATAGTTGCCATAATAATCATTCCTAACGATATAGAACGGTTAATGCTGTGGCTGCGCCGGTAACAATAGTTAGGCCAACGCTAAATGAACAGTTGAAAACATAAACACCTGGACCACCCCCTGCTAGAGTAGCTGGAGTGAAGGCAGGGGCGATAACTGTGCCTGATGCTGCTGTGTTGTCATAGACTGTGATTGCACCAAGAGTGCCACCAAGTACCATAATCGTTCCTAGTTGACCTATACCAGATTTAACGACTGTAGTTGTTTGAGTGCTGATAGCTGCGTAACCCCAGTCACCGGCTGTGGTGTTTTGGATTGAGTTACTTCCATCAATAACATCACGAAATGATGCAAGTTCATAATCGTTTAATGTACCTTGGGATGGGTTTGCTACTGTGCTTGGGCTTGATACTCCTGCCATAATATTTTTCTCCTTCTAAATTTTATAAATCCTTATGCTATATACATTAATCATATTGCAGTATAATACTAAATGCAACAATTATTTAATTGAAAGGATATTATATGGCAAAAAAGAAAATAGTCGTAGAGACACCAATAGTAACAGACGCACCAACTAATGCACCTATGGTCGCGAACGCACCAATACAACCATTAGAAATCAAAACAGCCCTTCTGGCTGCACACGATGACGTTGTAGCACTTGAAAACAAAATAAAGGACGAAGTTGCCCTGACAGCTTATACAGACATACAGGACATCTCAACTAAGATAGAAGAAGTGCGACAATGGTTCGTAGCAAAACTTGTTTATCTTGATCCTGAACTGGCTGATAAAATCAAAGCCTAGTAAAACATCAGTCTAATAGACCTCTCTTGGCACCTGTAGGGGTCTATTTTTATACCTATTCCCCATATTTTAAGGGACGTTAATGGCATTTATACTCATATCACCCCTGTCAAAAGTAAAAAATCTATGAAGTTCGCGCGACGTGAGACACAATCAGTGTTGACGGCATGCCGGGGGCATCTAGGATTGAAGGAACCGCTCCACCGACAAAGGGTAATACCGTTTTACAACGCAACTAATAATATTAAATAGCAACGCCAAGCAATGTTATTTGTTCGGGTTGTATACCGTTTTACAACGCAAATGGAGGCCCCCCACATGCGTATGGTGATATAACCGGGCTGCTATCACACTATGTATATGAATAGTTGTATAAACGTACTGAGCAATCCGCACCATCAACAGAGGTAGACAGTATCATGGTACGTAAAATACATATTGTGCGACATTAAGCTTTTAGCAAAAGATGGGTTGATACTCAACTATTGACGCTATGTATACATGTAACAGCGTGAACAGTCCAGATAATGACAATATAACGCCGGCAATAATACATTAGCGCTATGTAAAGTTTAAAACTTGGCCGGGTGGCGCGCGCAGCTTGCTATAGCGCTAAGGTGTTAAGTGTCGAAAAATACGGGTTTATACAACGCAAAATATAATACTATTCTTGATCGTTGTTATCGTCTGGTGTTACATCTATAACAGTTTCGGGATTTAATGCTTTACGTACAGCGTCAGGATGCGCCCGAGTAATGACTAGCTGCTTACTGTCAACATGCACCTTTGTTTCAACGTTAAGCCCGGCAATCAGCGCCAGGTGTTGCTCTAGCTTAGTTATCTGGTTATGTACCGCCATCTTGTCCTTGATGCTAAGCTTAGCCTTGTGTGGCTTACCTTCAGCGTCTATATATTCATACTGGCTATTAAGATCCTGTATCAACTGTTCAATGCGATAATAGGCACGCTGTATTTGTAATTGTCTTATATTGTTTTGATCAAGCTTAGTTATACTAATTAGCTTTAAAGCTTGCGGTTTATACTTAACAACCGTCCTACGATCAACATCTAACATCTTAGCAAGCTTATTATCCGAATAAAGCCCTTGCATCATATGTTCAATCATATCACCTACAAAGTCTATACGCTCCGTCCGGCCCATAACTTGCCCCGGCTTACGTTTAATTGTCTTAGTATTGCTATTAAGTACTTTCATAATGCATATTATATAATCATATGCTAATAATCACTACATATAGATTAATATACTATCTGTTATACATACATTATATAAAGATTCTTTTATAAAACTATTGACATATCCATTAACGCTATGTTATACTTCTAACAGGTCAGATAGCAGAATATCTAACAGCAAAACGATTAACAACCAGTCCGGATGCAATAAAACAGTGATAACCTTAGCACCTAAACTAAAGGACGCCCCCGGACTGGCTACGATCAAACAATATTAACAACTCAATTCCCTATACCTGTACAACCAACCTAGTCAGGCGTGTAATCCGTCCTTAAACTATCGCGTGGTGGTGGTAGCAAATAGCGTCAAGGTGTACGGGTACAAGGGATTGAGCAATAACTAACCTATAAAGGAGTTAAAAAAATGCACACACTAAATAATAACTATAAACGCAATATCGCGATCCTTAAAAAGAATCTCAAGCGCGGTATGAGCGTTGAAGTAGCAAACCATGCTATAACCGGTATGGAGTTACAATTTAGAAGCAATAACATCTTTAATGATGATGAAAAACAATATATTAATACAATGCGCGCTATTGTTATTGAACACTTTACGCATATTAAGGTTACGGTCTAACCATGAAAGAATATCGAACAAGTGAACAGTGGGAAACAATGGTGGAAAATATGATTAACGGTAACTGGACGGACGCTGCACAAAATGCCGTTGACTTCGGATGGTGGGCTGGTGATATCCAAAAAACCATTGATGATCATAGCGACGAATGGATTATGCCGGACGAATTGTCAGACTTCATGTATATAACTGAACAGGCGCAAGCTTTAAGGAGTAAAAAATAATGCGTACAACTAACAAAATAGTCATAGCAACCCTAGAAACACATATACTAGACAACTTTGCACCTGAAAATTACGATAGCGAGAGTAACAGCGATACGCTAACAAACTTGCGTGAACAGATAGATTCAATGCGCTATGACAATCAAACAATCTATCAAACAGCACTAAATTACGTTGAGGGTGGCAGTTTACTTATATCCTATACCGATCAACGCAAGTTTTTAGATAACTTGGATATCAATCCAACGCGCAAACAATACAGCGATGATAGAGTATTTAAGCTTTATTGCCACTTATGCGCGCGGACTATGGCTAATTTATATACAAGGGGGATTAAATAATGCAATTACCATACACAACATTTAACGCAGGTACACGGATCAGTCAGCGCGCCATTGATGACATATTTAGAAACGCCCGGACCATTGAACAGTTAAAAAACGTAGGCGATTCGATTATACATGTTAAAGATATGGACGATGAACACGAGACTATATTAAATATTACTGATGAAGGTATATTTGCCGGATATCTTGAGGAGGTTACAAAATAATGCCAGCCTTAACCCTACATGATTACATCGCGAGGACTAAGAACTGGGAGCAACTATGGAGCGATGATAGAAAAGCCTTTTGGTTTGAGCCGTATAAATACGATAAGCGCAATAGTTACCTTACGCCGGACTATAACTATTTAGTACACGAATATGAAATGCTAGACACTCAGATTAATAATATTAGATGCCACTATTGTAAGGGATTAGATCAGGCTATGGAATTATGGAATAATCTCATTAATGAATATCTGAAGGCTAAA